GAAGGCTTCGAGGAAATGGAAGATGGAAACATCATGTTCGGTGAGGCAACTCCGCCGATGGAAGATACAGACTTCTATGCTAACTTAGCTGAGGAAGTAGAGTCTTCTGAACTAAACAGCCTTATGGATGATCTTATGGGCAGTATTGATTCGGATAAAGAATCAAGATCTGACTGGGAGAAGACATACAAAGAGGGTCTTCAATACCTAGGTATGAAGTACGAGGAAAGATCCCAGCCGTTTGAAGGTGCCTCTGGAGTTATGCACCCGCTTTTAGCCGAATCCGTTACTCAGTTCCAAGCCCAAGCTTACAACGAAATACTACCATCACAAGGGCCTGTTAAGACCCAAGTAATAGGTATGTCTAATGCCGAAACAGAACAACAGGCAGCACGTGTACAAGAGTTCATGAACTACCAGCTTATGCAGGTTATGAAAGAGTACGATTCTGAGACAGATCAGATGTTATTCTATCTACCGCTATCGGGTTCTGCTTTTAGAAAAGTTTACTACGATCAGAATCTAGGAAGAGCTGTATCAAAGTTCATACCTAGTGAAGATTTAATCGTTCCTTACTCTGCTACTGACTTACACAGTGCTACAAGAATTACTCATGTCATTGATATGTCAATGAATGACGTTAAGAAGCTACAGCAAATAGGCTTCTATCGTGACGTAGATGTATCCTCTGGCAACATGCTAGATGATATTGATGAAGTACAGGAAGAAATAGATGAAATACAAGGCGTTAGCCCTAGTTATGACGATGATGATACTTGTAAAGTATATGAGGTTCATACTGAGTTAGATGTCGCAGGTTATGAAGATTTAGACTCAGAAGGCGAAGAAACAGGTATAAAACTACCTTATATCATTACTATAGCTAATGATAAAGTCCTATCTATACGTAGAAACTACAAAGAAACAGATCAATTAAAGCAACGTATTAACTACTTTGTTCACTATAAGTTCTTACCAGGCTTAGGATTCTATGGCTTTGGTTTAACTCACATGATAGGCGGCCTATCTAAAGCATCAACATCTATCTTAAGACAGTTAATTGACGCAGGTACTTTATCTAATCTACCTGCTGGATTTAAAGCCCGTGGTATTCGTATTCGTAATGATGATCAACCACTACAACCTGGTGAGTTCAGAGACATGGATGCCCCTGGCGGAAGTTTGCGAGATGCCTTTGTACCGTTACCTTTTAAGGAGCCAAGCCAAACCCTACTCTCTCTCCTGGGTATCTTGGTTGACAGTGGAAGGCGTTTCGCTTCGATAGCTGATACGCAAGTTGGTGAAGGAAATCAGAATGCTCCTGTAGGAACAACGATTGCACTACTAGAACGTGGTACTCGTGTTATGAGTGCTATTCATAAAAGACTTCACTCAAGTCAAAGAATAGAATTTGAGATACTAGCAAAAGTATTTAGTGAATACTTACCACCAGACTATCCTTACTTCACAGCTAACGGAAACCAAACTATCAAGGCTCAAGACTTTGATGAAAGAGTAGACGTATTACCTGTATCAGATCCTAATACTTTCTCTATGAGTCAGAGAGTTATGTTGGCTCAAGAGATATTAAGAACTGTACAAAGTAATCCTGAAATACATGGCCCCGCTGGACTGCATGAAGCATACAGAAGAATGTACGGTGCAATGGGTGTTCAAGATGTTGAGAAACTTCTACCGCCTACGCCACAGCCTATGCCTATGGATCCCGCTAATGAGAACGCATCTTTGATATCAGGTATGCCAGCTCAAGCATTTGCTGGGCAAGATCACGATTCGCACATTAACTCTCACATGTCCCTATACGGAACTATGACTGCTCAAGCTAATCCTATGGTCTTATCTTTAATTCAATCGCACATTTATCAGCATGTATCTTTTAGAGCCGCTGAGATAGTGGACGAACAGAATGCACAAGATCAACAGTTCCAACAAATGATGCAACAAATACAACAGCTACCTCCAGAAGTATCTGGTCAATACATGCAAGAGATACAAGACAAAGTTGCTAAAGATATAGCAGCTGTTATTGCTCAGTTGACTGAACAGATAAACGCTATGTTTATGCCACCTCAACCGCAACCTGATCCTTTAGTAGAACTAAGAGGTAAAGAGTTAGATATTAAAGCTGATGATGTACAACGTAAGCGTGAAGAGTTTTCACAAAGACAAGAGTTTGATGCTATGAAGTCTATGGATAATACAAGGCTGGCAGAACAGCGTTTGGAAATTCAAAAAGAAATAGCTACAATGAAAGACAACATAGCTAGAGATCGAATGGATCAATCAGCACAATTTAAAGCAATGGATATAATGAGAGGTTAATTATGAGTTCAGTTAGAAATAAAATGAAAGCTATTCACAAAGAAGAGCTTAAAAAAGAAGAGGAAATAAACAATGGCAATGGGACGATCATCAATGAGTATGCAGATAGAAAAATCGACATCGAAGCTATCGCCAAGCAGGCAGATAAAGATGCCGACAAACTCCTCAAAAAAACAGCAGTCGAAGTCAAGGCTAAAAAAGAAGAACCAAAAGTTAAAGTTAAGTCTGAGCCTAAGGCTAAGGCCAAGCCTGTAGCTAACAAAAAAGTTAAACCAGTAGCGGTAAAGAAAAAGAAATAGTATGCCGTTAAAAAAAGGTAGCAGTAGAAAGACTATATCTGCTAATATAGGAGAATTGGTTAACAGTGGCAGAAAAAAGAAGACTGCTATTGCCATTGCTTTAGATAAGGCAAAGGCATATAGAGCATCTAAAAAAAGGTAAATTAATATGAAAAATGTAAAAGCAAGCGTAACTATTAAAGATCAAGGTACTGTTAATTACTCTGATCTTAAAAAGATTCCTAACGGATCTGCTCCTCAACCTAAGGGTTACGGTGGCGGTGAATCAAGAGGCGGCGGTGCTGCTCTTAGAGGTAAGAAGTTTAAAGGAATTTGCTGATGGGTTTATTTAAAGACGCTATGAGAAAAGGAATACCTGGCAGAGATGCGGGTGCTACTATGGCTAGACCTATGCAACCACAACAAGCACCTAGACCTACCTTAATTCAAGGCGGCCCTGCTTATTTTACTCCCGAAGGTTACAGACCTCCAATGCAACCGCAACAAGCTTTCATGCCTACAGATACTATGGGCGATCCTATTGGTGATATGTTTAGAAGACAGTTGCCTAAACAAAGAATTCAATTACCAAGATTGCCACCTCAAAAAGATCCTAGGGATGACCAAATATTTGTTCCGCCCCCAATAAGGGATGATAGAGAACCTATGCCAATGCCTGTTGGTGGCCCTGTTGAGCCTATAGATATGCCTATGCCTATGCCTGATCCGTCAATAACAGGAGGCCCTGCACCTACTCCACCAGGAATGGGCGGTGGATTTGGTTCAATATTTGATAATGTAAGAGAGTTTATGGAAAACAATCCTGATAGAGTAAACAGAGGCGGAGGAATGTTGGGCAAGACTGATCCTAATGGTTCTTTTCCTATAATGCCACCTATGGATATAGCACAACCACCAATGGCACCACCAGTAGAAGATATCCCTTATGAGATGTCAGACGAAATGCGTAATCAGTTAAATGCTTTAGACATGGACAGTATATTTAACGGCGGTTTAGATTTTGATAATATAAATAATATACCAGCTCCAATACAAGAGCCTATACAGATGCCACAGCCTCCTTCAAGACCAGGACTTCCAGCAGACTTTAATCCAGCCGCAGGAATCCCAGGTTCAGGTGTACCTCCAGTACAAAACCCAGGAGACTTTAGGGACGGACTACCTAGCGTTACAGACTTTGATAATAGATTCTCTGCATCACAACTTGATGATATGAGAGATAAGTTTAGACCAGAGGAAGAATTTAGAACACCACCTCCGCAAAGAAATCCATTCCAGCCACCAGATCCAGATATGAGTGGGAAATTTACAGATATTAGTGATAACTCTGTAGATACAAATACATTTCGAATGCCTCCTTCTATTGGAGGAGCGGGTGGTCTTGATGGCAGACCAAAAAAATTCTCTGTAAATCAACTTGATCCACTTCCTCTTGAAGACAGAGGTTATGGCCCAGGGATTACAGTTACTCCAGACTTTATGGAAGAGATGAAAAG